GTCGTAACAGGTAATCGCCCTGCAATACAATTTGAAATCTCCAGATTCGTCACCCCACGCAGGAACTAATACTTCTCGCGTTTTTGCTTCTCGTCTGTTGCGTAACTCTTTAGCTAATCCCATGGTTTATTCCCCCTAATTACGCTTGCGCTTCAGTTATCGCACCACTGCACTGGATGGTAAAACTAGCTTCAACCATTCCATCAAATGCGCCAGAAATGTTACGAGAAGTAACAATACCGCCACCTGAAAAGTAAGTTTCGCCTGAGCCAGTACCAGTAGGATAGATTTCAAAGTCAATGTCAGCGCGTTCATCTAAGATTAACTGCTGTGCATCTGCTTCATCCCAATAGCACTCAATGCTAACGGTGTTAGTTGAAAGACCCTGCTTGTAGGTACGCGCAGTATCTCCGATTACAGAATCTTCGATAGTGTCTGCTGAACCTTCAAACGTGAAAGAACGTACTTCGCCAACCACGGCAACAGTCGTGCCTGAGACTTGTACTTTAACTACTCCAGATGCGCCTGTTTTAGTCGCCATGATTAATTCCTCAAATTAAAGTTAAATATTCCCGCGAGTGTACTGATACAAAACGCGAATTGTAATAATGACCCCGCCAATGGGATCAATAGAACCTTCATCTACCTCAACATTGATAACCTGAGTATCTAGGGCATTACCACCGCGATACCGATCAACATCAAGTGCTTCTTCAACGACCTCTATGATTCTGTTTCTGGCTGTGTCTATCAGAGAGCCTTTAACATAGCATATAAGATCATAATTAATTGTCGCCATCCTTTGCGTGACAGAACCGCCAATCGTGCTGTCGTTTCTATCTTCACCCGCGCTACGAACCAATATAGCCGGGTATTGGGCGTTTGATAATTTAGTGAAATCGAATGGCTCTCTCGTCACATAGCTGACTTCTTTGTTCGGAACAACATCCCGCAAAGTATCAACGATATTATCAGCTATCTTTTCTCTTACGCTCATTTCACTGCCCTAAAGAATATTTTACTAAGCTGTCTTTCTTCTTGCCTAGAAAAACCGAAAAACGGCCTAGTCTTTTCATTCATAGCCGCTTTCTTAGATTCAGTTGCCCTAGTGAAAAATATAACCGCCTTTTCGCTGTCAGCCCTAGAAGTAATAGACGACATCATCTGGCTAGTAAATTCAAGATCGGGCAATACGCCTCTACCTTTGCTTCTTCTAAAAGCCGCATAATCTGAACTATATGGCTTAAATTTACCCTTATAACCAATTCCCTTTGATGTGCGCTCTTGTATTATATTGATACCACGTTGCGCTGTGATAGATAATGCTTTCTTTATACTGCCAGACACTTCCTTCCCATGCTTTTTGATCTGCTTGGAAACTTTGTTAGCGTTTGACGTAATAGATAACTTCATCTATCTAGCCACTGGCCTACAGGTTGCTTTTCCTTATCGGTCACAGTGCCATCTCCATCAGCATCATATTCAATGCCATCGCTCAATACCGCTTCAAGTTCTTCGCCATATCGTGCTTTATAAAAGTCGATCATATTGCCGAACCTATCACCATCAACCCAGTTGGTTAATTGCGGTAGCGCATAACGCCACAGCACTAGGTACGATGAAGCCATAGTGAACTGCGACCCGGTCAGCTTAGTTGCATCCATTTCACCAGATAGCCCTTTGCGCGGCCACCATTTAATTCTAAGCTCGCGTTCGATGTCAGCCTTAGCCTTTGGGTGTTCAAGAACAAATGACTCTATACCGAGACTTAGGATGTCAGGGACTAGCTTCATTAAATCAGAATCATTGCTGTACGACATTACCACTTCACCTTATCAGCCCAGTATGCTCCAGACATTTTACCTTTCGCTATGTTCTTAGCGTGACGCGCCTTAAATGATCTACGTTTAGCTTTATCAGCTTCGCTTTCACCTTTGCGCGGGGGCTTTGTGTCTGCGCCTTTTTGACCAAACCTAATTAGCTTGATCTTGTCGCCTTCTTTCGCTAGTACGGCATGGCTTTTAGTTCCATGCTTGGGGGTGCGCTTGGGCTTGTTATAACCTGCGAACCTTTCACCGCGATACGTTATAGCCATAAATACCTCAAGTAAAAGCCCCCTCCGAAAAGGGGGCGATACACTTAGATAGTAGCGTCAGCAGTAATCTTGACACCAAAATCATCATCCAACTCAGCAACACCATATACAGCAGTGGCGTTAAGCTCGAACGCTCGTAGAGATGCGTTACGCTCTGCTTCAAGGTTGAAGTCGCGCTTGATGGCGATAGCCAATGCTTCAGGGGCAAATACAGCCGCTACAGCATCGCCGTTACCGTCAACAGACAAGTTGGCAGACTCATAGATATCGATACCTGCGATAGTACCAACATAACCATTACGCATTGCTTCGTTCTGCAAGTCGCCACCATTTGGGTTAGCAAAGGTGTTAGTTAGGTTAGCTTTCAACTGGTACGCTTGGAAAGGATGAACAACAGCAGACATACTGCCAGTTACCTTGTTAGAGCGCAGAGTTGCGGCCGCTTTAAACAAGTCAGCAACAGTGATCTCCTGTCCTGCCGCGCCTAATGCGCCAGAGAAACCTGCGAACAAAGCAAGCAAGTCAGTATCCATCTTAGTAGCAATAGCGTTACCAAGCAGAGTACCCATTGCTTCAGCAGGGGAATCAGCACCGTAAGTCGCCATGTCAGTAAGCAATACCTGTGCGCCAACCTCACCGATAGTTACTTCAACTTTAGAAGTAGATACGGTAGTTGAACTAAGATCAGTACCTTCAGCAACGTCAGCGGCTGAGATAGCAGGGTACTTAGGAATCTGAATAGTTTTGCCTGCCTGGTTCTGAATGTTGTACTGAGTAACCAGACCCATCATTAGGGACTGTTCTTCAGCAGTGAATCGCGCTTGTGCGATGATATTGACAAATAGATCGTCAAGAGTAGTAGAAGTTGTAGCGGCCATTATAGCATCCTCAAAAATATAAAATTAAAATGTGGTTAAGTGGTTACTTTTTCTTCATGGCGGCAAATGCTTCTTTACCACCTTGATCCCAGTTAGCAACCATATCTGCCACAGATTGAGGCTTCTGTGTTGAGCCACCAGTGTTCCCCTGCGATCCTACGCCACCTTGTGACGCTTTAACCATATGCGGGTTTACTGTCAAGAACTCTGTTACCATTTCATTGACTGATAACAGATCACCGCTGTCATTGTAACGTGGTGAACCATTATCGTCTAGCACCTCGACATTGCCATTATCGGCTAGTCTAGTATTGCTTTTTAGCAACTGAGCTACCTGATTTGGATTTACAGCGTTATTGTTAGATGCCGCGCCAAGTATTGCCCCATCAACTAGGGTCTGTTGCAACTTCGTTTTATAACTCTGTATTTCCACATCTTTCTTTTCGACTGTTTTCTTCAAGATAGCATCAAACTCGCCTCGCTCTTTTTGTCGCTCAAGTTCTGCGGCTTCTTTTTGTGCCAACAATTCTTTCGCTTCATCAAGATCAATTCCTGATACCTTTTTATCAAACTTGCGTTGCTCTCTTGCAACTCTATCCGCGACAATGCGATCAAGTTCTTCTTGCGTAAACGTCTTACCTACCTGTGTTTCTACTGCCGCAGTTTCAGTCTCTGCTTCTGTGTCCATGATTTCGTCGCTCATGTTACGAACCTCTAAAAGAGTATTGGTGAATTAGGATTGTAGCATAAATGATTATTTTTTAACCATCTTCTTTTTTTTCTTCTTTTTCGGTCTGCCGACCTTTGAACCGTATGTACCTTTACCCTGTGGCATAATTTACTCCTCATCAAATACTGGTCTGAATCTGTGCTTACAGTTGTAACCACCTCGTACTATGAAAGGATCACCGGAGGCTTTACCCGCCCAATCACCCGCCCAAAGTTCTTCAATGCGCTCTGTAGTCATAACCTCGCCTTCATGTTCTCGACAGAACGGGCGTGACGTTTCGATAAGTCTGCCTACATACTTCCATTTAGTCGCACCCGCTTCCTTGCCTATTGCTACATTAATGGATGCATCAAACTGCATCAGTGAATCGTGCATTTGCTGAGTGGCATATCTTGCCATATTACCACCCGCAACTTCTTTGATTGTCTTTACGCTTTCCGCGAATGCTCTGCCAGTTAAGGTATTCTGATATACCTCTTTAGAAATCACATCAATATACTCGTTGCCTATATCTTCAAATCCTTGAAAGGTTAGGTTCTGCAACTGCGTAATAACCTTGGGGTCAACTTCAGTGAACGCTCCATACGTTGCTAACATCGTTGATGCTGATGCGGCGACAGATGGGTATTCCCTTATAATTTCATCAACAGCGACTAAGTATTCTTCTTCAACTAATTGTCGTATTTCTGCTCTCGCGGCTATAGCCCACTCTAGGTCGAACAGCTCACCATCCTTCAGTGGCGCAGTTGCCATTAAGTCAGCAATACGATCCTCAAGCTTAACTAAGGCATCGCCAAGTCGCTTTTGGTGTAGAGCAACTAATTTGGCTAAATCCTCGCCATGCTCTATGTCTGTAGGCATTATTCAGCCTCACCTTCCGGTACTTCAAAGTTACCTATCCGCTGTGGCGTTGCTTCAATCTCTGCGTGAGCCTTTGCGAGTTCTTCATCATCAAGAATCAAGTCGCTAATCTTCTTGTCGATTTCCATGCTTAGGGTTGCCGACTTAACGCCAGTTGCTTTCATCTGCTGTAGGAACAATAGTTCTTTATCGTAATCACGCAGATCAAACGCATCAGGATAATAGATTTCTATATCGTTAGTTATATCCTGCCAGTCACAGAACAAGCCCCACAGCTGTTCTTCTGCCAACTCAAGCAAGTCAGCCTTTTCCGATAGCTTGGCATTAAGCATTTGAAACTCTGTTTGCATCGCCACGCCAGACATTGTTATCGCCTCAGTGCCGCGAACAGCACCCATGTGGCTCATGCGGTTGATAGACTGTATCTTGTCTTGTATAGATGCGCGTACAGCGTCAAGGTTTTGACCGCTAGGTTGCAACTGATATGGCTTTAATTGCGAGTCCATGTCGTCAGGCATATTAATGATTGACCCTGCCCCTGCGGTAGCGTCAGTGCCGAATGATTTAACTAATGTCGGATGGTTGCTAATGCGGATCAACTGCTCAATCTCTGACAGTTCTTGATAGATGGCTCTCTGCATATATGACGCATCTGCAATATCTGATATACCGATACCGCGAACCACTGAACGATTGGCGGGTAGGAATACAGCGGGGATTCTGCCTAATACGTTATCGTCAGTTTCTATCAGCTTGTCTAAGTCATTAGTAGACTTCCACAACTCAACCCTATCCTTGTACCAGACGCGATAAAACGATTCTGTAGTTGTCTGGTCTACGCGAATCACTGATTCTCTAACTTTCAGGTAATCCAGTTCAAACCTACCGCTTGCCGTTCTTTCGTAGTTCCAATCAAGTACGTTTTCTGGGGTAAACATAGTGACATAGGGGCGAATGTCTTGCTCTAATTCTTCTGCCTTAGTGCCTACGTTAGACTTTGGCTTATCCATCATTATCCAGACATGGCCGTAAACGCTAGACCAAATCTGACATTCACGCATGAACGCATTGAAGCTACGCCCATCTAAATCAGCATCTTTTAGAAACGGCTCAAGGGATACGTTATTTTGTAAGCTGTTGTAGGCTCTAGTTGGCGGTACGCGCCATAGGAAACTACTGTAAATGTGGACAATGTTTTTACAGTGATTGTCCATTGGAGTGAGATCAATCCTGCGATCGTAATCTTCTTTGGTCTCACTGATATAGCGGGTTAAATATTGCCCATCTTGATATGCCTGACCGCCCATGTAAGAGCGTACATAGAACTCCCACTTGGCTTCGTTAGAATCATATTCGGGGTGCGTTGTGTCTGTATTCAATCTCATCAAGTCCACCTAGTAGGTTGGGGTATGTCGTATTCGGTTCTAACAGGGAACAAGTATTCAACCAAGTAACCAAGGGCATCATTCATATGATCGAAGCCATCTTTATTTGGTATGCTTGTACCCTCTTTGTATGTCTGCCTCTCCAGAGACTTAATCGTCTGCTTACATTTCGGGCTGATGTATAAATGCCGCTCACCATCTGCCGACAGTAAACGACTATTAACAGCATTAATTCGATCCCTGATTAATGCGTGTGTCTTTTTGGCCTTAACGCTAAATCCTGCGTTTTGTAAGATCGACAAATCGGTACGACCGCCTGCGCTTGTTTTGCGCTGTCTTGATGCAGGGTCTGGATAAATGATGATATTACGATTCGGATATCTATCTTTGATTTCCGATACCATTTCATCAGTGTTAGACCCGTACATGACTATCTCGTCAACTGCGTACAGCGTCCCGCCTTTACGTAAACAGATCACGGCAGACATGGGGTCTAAATTGAAATCCATCCCTATGTGCAGTGTACCATTATCGTCAGTCATATCAAAGACGCTATGCTCACGACTGAATGCGTAATAAATCAGCCCGGTGTAAGTCACAAATTCAGCGCAGTATTCTTGGTTGAATGTCCTTTCATCCAAATCTAATTTGGCTTGCTCTATTTCTGACTGGGGGACATTGCCGCCCTGCAAGGTTGTGTATTGAAACGACTGCCAACCATCTAATCCATTTATGCCTGATGCCCACAAATCATAAAAGTGGTTGCGCCCCTTCGGTGTACCTATAAATAAGGCATGGCCTAATCTGTCTGATAGTGATGGCCTAATTACCTCGTACCAAGTTTCTGGCCGCATATCTGCAAATTCATCTAGCACAGCGAAATCCAATGCCCTGCCGCGCAAGTTGTTTGGCTTTTCTGCACCTTTCAAAGATATAGACGATCCATTTATCAGGCGCACGTTTAGGGCAGACTCGTTAGTCTTGGCTATGTATTCATGCGGTAAACAGTCCATGAGCATATCCCATGCAATCTCTTTCGCTGAACCATAGGTAGGAGCGATATACCACACGTTCTTATTCTTGCCTTGCGTAGCGAACCTAAGTATCTCGCCAGTTGACAGGAATGTCTTGCCAAATCTACGCCCCGCAACTACAGAGCGGAACCTAGCCTTTGAGCAAAATATCTCACTCTGCGGTAGCGTTAGTTGCACGAGGATCAACCACTATATTAATTTGAGGGATTTCTTGCGTATCAGCTTCCTGCTCTTTCCATCCTGCTTGCGTTTTCAAATAGAATATAGCCGCTGTGACATTACCCGCCATAGCCATTTGAACTAGGTTCTGAGCCATCCTTGCGGTCTGTTTTGCGCGCCCCTTTTTATAAGCCTCAAAAACCTCAGGCTGACGTTCTTCAACGGCTCTAAACGTGTTCTCGCTTATCCCGTAGTAATCAGCTAATTGGCCTTTAGTTAGGTAAGAAGCTAACTGCTCAAGGTTCGCTATCTGATCCTGTTCAAATACAAATTGTGGTCGCCCACCCTTGTCTTTTTCACTCATTTCAAAAATCCTGATAAAGCGTAAAACACCAAACTATTCCTATAACCGCCATCATGTGTAGGCACTATAGGGGTAACTGCGTGGACATTCCTCCATGCGGGATAAAGCAACAAACTATCTGTAGGCATATCAAAGCAAGCATCGTAGTCCGGTACATACAAACAACCGCCATCGGCATTATGCCTGTGAGTATATATCGCATTCAACGTATGCTTCACGTTAGCCCTGTCTATATGAAAGGGAGCCGATATATTGAAGTTGCTGATACTGCTTGTAAACAACTCCCCGAATTTATACTTTTCATCAATGCCTGAAACCGCTTCAGAATGCTCTCTATACTGCTCTGGCATGTAGTCAGCCATAACTCCTGACATTTCTTTAGAAGCCATTAGCATAGCTTTCAGGAAGGGCTTGGCAGACTTAACAGCATGAACCCTGCTTCTATTGTGGTAATCCCTTCTCATATGCGGCTTTTTAGGTATAGAGCCTATGATTGTGCTTTGCTGAACAGTGCCTATTTTTTTAGCTTCTGCCCTAGTGATATTGAGCTTTTTCTGCAACACCATAACATCAGAACGCTCTAGCAAATCTTTCGGAACCCGGTCAGAAAGAAATTCATTATTAGCAACTGCCATCAGCTTTTTCAGCTTGCTGTATTTTTCAGGCACATTTTGAAGGTAAACGCCAACCAGTTCTTCGCCATCATACAAATAGGCAGACTGATTTACGTTAGGCTCTATGTATTCGCATCTTGACCCAGTGCGTCTTGAATGCTCTGCGCGATCTAACTGAAGTTTAATCATTGTTTATACCATTAGCCTTTTTCCATTCAATCACTTGCTTTGGGCTGTGAAACCTGAACTGTATTTCAGCTTTTGGGTGGCAATCCTTCTTTACCTTATACCTGAAAAGGTCAGGGTATTTTTCCATCAAGTAGGTGCAATCTTTTATCTTTCTAGGAACTCTTTTTTGGTATGTGCCAATACCGCCTTCTTCATAATGCCCTGCTACTGGCTTGATCCACGAGTTAATCAGAACGCAGTTGTTTTTAACTAACTGTGAAGCGCAATACCCAAAATCTTCCATCGCTTCAAGATTAGGGTCATACCTCAAACCTTGATACTTGATAACACAGGCTTTGCTTATAACGTACCCAACGGGCTTGTACTTCTTGCTGTTGAAGAAATAATTATCAACTGTAGCATACCCTATGTATTCTGCATTGATGCTCTCAGCGACAGATATATCTTCTTCTACCAACCTGACATATTCTTCAGCTGTGAATGAATGGTTGAAGTCAGCCTGCTTGATAGAAGGTGACTGCACGTTTAGCTTCTTTTTCCCGTAGTGTTCATCAACGACCCGCTTCATCCCTCTGATATTGTCATCAAGAGAAATGTACCACTCATTTTTGATTGCAAGGTTTTCAACTATCCAGTTTCTTTGACTTGTAACCCCGAAAGGCGCACCAGTGACAATGATATCCTTTTCTTTAATTATTCCTTCCGCTAAATACGCTTCAGCGCAATCATCACTGTGCAATAATACCTTGTAAGGCACATTAGAGGCATCCAACCATTTAGTCGTCTTGATAGTAGCAGGGCGATTATAGCTAGGTATGTATATCGGTATCATTGTGAACTCAGGGCATCTAGTAGCAAGCCGCCAATATATACCCCGCTTTCCCTCGCTTCTTTGACCATTTCCTGCGCTATAGGGAAGTCATCGTGATCAAATTCAATTTGTATTGCTTTTTTCACGCTAGTAGCCATCTTATCTATTTCTTCGTCAGCGTCATCATCGTCATCAAGAACTGAGAAATCAACTTCTGGAGAAAAATCAGGCAACACATCCCAACCTAGCAAATCTAAATCGAAGCCAACTTCCTTCAGTGCTTCTATTTCTTGTTCAAGAACGCCATCATCCCAAGTTGAGTTTAGCGACAACTTGTTATCAGCGATGATATATGCCTTCTTTTCAGCGTCTGTGAGCCCTTTCACCTTAACGACAGGAACTTTATCAAGCCCTAGCAACTCAGCCGCATACATCCTTCCATGCCCCGACAGGATCATGTTGTTTTCATCCACTTGTATCGGGTTGTTGAAACCAAACTTTTCAATGCTATTTGCTATTTGCTGTATTTGCTTTTCGCTATGAAATCTTGAGTTGTTGGAGTATGGGGATATCTCTCCTATCGGAGTTTGCCTTAAATCTTCTTTGCTTATCATTTTACTGCCTTCTTGTTGTGGTCAATCCATGTGTTTGCTTTGTGATCTTTAATGTAGTAACTATCAGCCGGGTCAGCACTCCATTTTGTATGCACTACCCTCAATGGCTTATATTTAGGAAAATGCTTCTTGATAAATCTTGACAAGAATTTGGGTCCTGTAGTTTGTAGAACGAACCTACCTTTCCACACATCGTATATAGCCATTTCAGATTTTTCTTTATAGTTACTGACGCACTCTTTCATAGCGCGCAACCATATCGGTGATTCCGCTATAGAGCCGATAAAGTCATTTTCTATGAATGAATAGTTTTTTTGAACGTGCCTGATATTATGGAAAACGTAATCTTTGCTTCGCAGTGAGTCAAACGATTTCAGAATGAACATATCCATATCTATGTAGAAACCGCCATGTTTGTGCAATATACAGAACCGAACGAAATCTATTTTTTGTATCTCATACCTAAACCCTTGATAGAAATCTAAATATTTCGGGTAATGCTTAGATATCAATTCGAGGCATGAATCTTCATCCCATAACATATATTCGTAGTCAGAGTAGCTTTCGCATATCCGCTTGCTTTCAACAAACATAGGGAAATGATCTATCTCTTTACCTGTAAGGTTGAAATATATTTGGTGTATTTTCTTTGGGATCACTGCTCGGTTCCGAACACTTCTTCAGTATTAGGCAATGAAGCGAGCTTCTGTCGGACAGATTCTTCAGTCACTTGCGCTACCCTCTCTTTAACCTTTTCGCACCAAAGAGCCATGACGTTGCGCGTTTGTTCAGCGGGAGCATCCTCCCTTAAAAACGAATTTATGATTCCGGTGAGTTCTGCTTTTTCTGGATGTAGTTCAAGCTCGTAGCAATCAAGAATCAGCTTACAAAAATTGATTTCACTCATTCGCATACCCTCTACACGTATAATACAGGGTATTGTATATGCTTTTTACACTGAAATGTAAATTATCTTAAATCGTCTGCGGCAACTGCGGTGAGTGAGATTAGGGTAAATATGATAATGTAAAGCACTGATGCCTCCTAGTTAGTTAGGGCGGCATTATAGATAGTTATGGATATATCAGGAAATGCTATAAATCTATGGAAGTTATGCTGACAGGTAATAGCCCGTTTCACGCTCCGTCAGTGGGCAAGTCTGCGTCAAAAGGTTAAGGGAAACCTTGGCGTTAGGGAAAATCAAAAAACTATTATAGCCAATAATGTGACTACCGCAACTAACACAGCTTGACCATTGCTGATGGTAAAGGGCTTTTTATGCCAAGCCCTTACATCCTGTGCTTCATCAATTAATTTATCAGCAAGCTTATGCGCTTCTCTGATTGCCTTTTCAATATCTGCCATTTTACTGCCCTCTCTCGTAACCCGCAAAAGGTTCTGATCCAACATTATAAACCCTGTCATACGATTCCTGTACCAGTTCGCGCAGGGTATTCTCTAAACTCAGGTATATATCACCACGCAGAATGCATGATATCTGAGTCTGCATTGAGTTCCAGTATAATTCTTCAAGGAACTCAGCCTGATTTATAATCACTGGCGGTAAGTAGTCATCCCACCAACTAGGCATATTTACAAGGAAATAATAACAGAACGCATCTTTGTGCGTATCAGTCAGGTCAATAATATCGCCTTCCCAACTTCTGTACTCTGGCGTTATACCTCTTACGATTTCATCAATTTTATCTTCAATTACCCTTTTCATTAGCATACCCCGTATTTGACACAATCAGTATATTCAATATGTGAAGCTAGGCTCCACAGTAAAAACAACAGTATTGCCGCGACTGTTGCTTGACGGCTTTCTGCGCGTTTCTTACGCTCGATTTTTGCGGTTGCTTGACCGACTTTATAAGGATGATTGATCATTTTATTCCCCTTGATTGATTGCCCCCCGTAGGGGGCGGTGAGTTTATTTTTTAGGCTTGCCATCAGCCACAAATTGATCCCAGTGATTTTCAGCCCACTCAAACACATCTAGACTAAGCATGTCATTCCATGCACCTTTTTCATACTGGCTATTATCTTTTTCTATGTAAACAGCACCTTTAGCCTCTAAAGCGCCATAAGTTCCTGCGGCTTCGGTTTTGCTCCAACCCGAACTCATAAGGACCTCTGAACTTGTCCAGTTATATTCGTCATTGAAAATATCGAGAGGTCTTTTACCGCCCATTGAATATAAGCAGTCATCGACAAGATGAAGCGCGGCGAGTTTTTCGTTTTCAGTGAAGTTATACATATTTATGACCTTTATTAATTGATTGAGGTGTAACTATGCCTGAGATTTACACAAATGTAAACCCCTAGGACAAAAAAAAGTTAAAAAAGTTAATATTCGCCTATTCTCCACTCCTCATCTTTAATTTTGTCTTTCAAGTCACGCGCAAATTGAATTACTTCTTCCCTATCAAACTTTGGCGATGCCCTCCAAGCCAAGCGTTCCATAGCCTTGACCCTGCGCTCCCCATAAGTATCAACCATGTACTGCCTGTATCTCAAAACGTAGTGCGCTTGCTTCATGCCCCACAGATTACAGCTAGGGCATTGAGGATGGATATTTTCTTCAAACAGCTTAAAAATAGTTCGGCCTCTAGGGATAAAGTGACCGCCCTGCATATTCTTATAATGGTCTATTTTCCCGCAAGTAACACACTGGCAATACCCGTTATCATCTGATGCCTTTAGCCTTACCAATCTTTGAAGTAACTTTGCGGATTTCTCCACTTCCTGCGCTATGGTAGATTTCTTCTTCTTCGCCACTTATCTCTCCTTGAATTAGAAAGTCACAATACTCTTTGATTTTGCGTAAATCTTCAACCCCGCCCTTTTCCCGCCATCGGGTGATGTACTTAACAATATTGCCCTCGCAAAACGACAACTCGTTAGCCATGATGTATTGTATTGGTTGAATCTTCTTGTTGGCGTAGTGGTCGCCGCCTACTTGTTTCTGGTAAATTTCCATTAATGAACCTTTTTATTAGTGACAATAACTTCGTCAGGTTGATGAAGATCGCAAGTGTGACATAGGCCATAAGAATCCCCGTCAGCAGAAACCCAATACTGCAAAGGGCTACCGCAATCATCACAATATAAGCGAACCAGTTTGATACCGTTTTCAGGGAATTTAACAACATTGCTCATTTTCCTACCTTAATCTTAACTCGTGAATCTTCACCGCTATCTTTGTGGTAAACAACAGCAGTCATAGAACGCTCTGCACCATAACCAGAATCTGAATGCCACTGGTCTGTACTTGTCAGACTACCCCAGTGTTCAAAATGCATTGATCCAACTTCTCTCGCGGTATGATGGTGTATATGCCCTAAGTGGCAGTAGCGATTTTTAGATTGGCTCCACTGGTCATCTAAATTTTTAATCACTGCCTGTAGGATTTGTTCATGCTTAATTCTATCACCATGATGGAAAACGAACAGATTATTATTCCACTGGTAATGTATAAACTTTGAATAATTAGGCAGTACTCTGACCCGGTCATCTTCACTGTAAAGCAAATCGATACAGCTAGATAAATGACAGGCCATGTCTGAATCGTGATTTCCGCGCACGTTGATAACTACTACTTGCTTATGGTGCTGTAGCATTTTATCAATCAGTATTTGAAATAACCGACCCGCTAGTTTGAACGTCTTGCCTATGCGGGTATCTACATCAACCCTAGTTCCTGCTGTCGTTTCGTTCTTGCTTGAATCAGCATGGAAGAAATCACCGACATTCAGCAAAACACCAATCTCTGCATCGCCTACGCGCTTGGATAATCTTTCAGTTGCATCTATTAGAATTTGCGTGGCTATCTTTATATCCCAATCATCGTCATCCATTTTAGTTTCAGAATCAGCCAACATTCCGAAATGGTGATCGCCTACCATATACATCGCTAGATAGTCAGAATTTACCTTTGCAGGCGATTTTCCCGCCTTTTTAAACCCTTTTAGTTCGTCAGTCAGCCCTTCAACAATGGCTTCAACTTTCGCCCTTATATCGCGCTTTTCTGGCTCCTGAATAACCCACTGTAGGGCGACTGAGCCGTCATCTTTGTATGCGGTTGATATTCGCTTGGCTTCAAATCCTTCTGCGGTCTGATGAACCAAATCCCTGTGAGGTGATACGCCCTGACTTGCCGCTTTCTTTTCTAGCCTAGCAAGCATCTTGTCAACAACTCGCCTACCGCAACCCAGATACTTGGCCGCCTTGTTCGCTGACCCTTCACTGATAACAGCATCTAATACTTCGTGATGCCTGTTTGTAGTTGCAAACTCTTTTAGCACTCTAGGATCAATCTTATCCATTTACTGCTCCTGTTGGTTTTGTAGCCTCGCGTATTCCGAATCATGCGGCACTTTTAGCAATACCCCGTTATCTCTCGCCCAATGATACACGTTATCCATAAAGTAAACCATTTCGCCTTTCGTCAGTTTAGAAGATGATTTCACTTGCCCTTCAATAACTGTCTTTCCTACCTTGACGTCATAAGTACCTAAAAACCTTTGCTTTAACATCAGCTTCATGTTTTCTTTAGTTGCTGTCGGTATTTTTTCAATAAATGCTTTCGAGAGATCAGCGCACCAGACATGGAATAGTGCGTTCTGACTTAGTGAGCGGCCATCGTCATACTTTTCTAACTTGATGCAGAGCGGGACAGTGTAGTCCCACTCTTGTATCCGTTTCATTAAGAAAGGTAATGCAGATTCGCCATCTTTCGGGTTATTAATTTTCACGAAATCCCCCTGCGTCAAAATTTAACTTTCAGCCATTTACCCATCATCTTCTCAGAATCAGTTTCTAGTCGCGGTCTGTTTAAAACCTTTAGCCTGGTTTCTTTGCAGTAGCCTTTAAGTAGCTTTACCTTTTCGCTTGTAGCGGCAAAGTCAGCAATCGGATACAAGTGCCTTGCCTCGCAAAATTCTTCATGCCGCAACCTACCTTTCATGGTAGAAGGAACTATTCCGTTGCGCTCATCATTTTCAAAAGTCCAATCACTATATTGCCTGTAGCTGTAACTTTCCCCATCTTTAAAATACGGGTGATCGCCTTTAAATGGAATCAGGGCGGGATGATATTTACTAGCCATTGATTAGACCCCCGTCATAATAGAATCCGCGCTTCTGGATATAATACTGCTTCATCATTTCGTAATCTTCACCATCTAGCCATGAGATATCAGTGAGTTGCATATCAATAGACTTGGCGCGAATAGAATCACTCTTCGTTCCTGACCGGGCTTGAGGTGAACCACCCTTATCTTGAGCCCTAGATAGCCATGAATTAACGAATCGCTTGATACCCCTAGACGTTTTGCGCCTCGTAGGGTTAGCGTCAAGCCATGACTCCATAGCGGCTAGTTCCTGATGAACATTGATAGCAGGATATGCTCTCTGCCACGCGATAATATCTGATTCTTCCGGTTGCCAATCTTCATTAGTATTTAATAACATCATTCACTCCCCAAGTAGTATTCAGCCACTGAACATTTTTCATCATATCGGTTGGTCACTGAAATCATTTTTTTGCGGATATCGTGACCCTGCTCTTTCAACTCAAATATACGACTAGCAACTTGTGTGATACCTAATTCGTTAAAAGCATTCAAACAAGTCAATCTGTTACCTTCTTTCAAATAAGATAAGACTCTTTCTTGTTGTGTCATTTTAAACTCCTATGGCTCGGCAAGCCTCGCCTGATGATTAATAAATTATTTTTTTATAAACTTTTATAAGGGCGAATGTAACCCTTTAACAACAAAACGCTAATTAATCGACCTGAGGGCTAACGCGACTCAGCGGTAAAGTTCGTGACCGTATCGAATATCTAATCTATCCGTTGATAACTACCGAGTTATCGCAGGGGCTATGTCCGCAATTGGCAACGCGACTCTGACGTTTGATTTAAGGGATTCGTCAGCCTCTAGCCCGATCACTTTTTGAAGTTTGCCTGTAATACACGCAAATGTAAACCTATTTGTATAAATATTTTACAAATTGGTAAATTCTTGAATCGTCATATCTAACGAAAGGCATATCAACTGTAAGGTATGCAACTTAATATTGGCATTGGATCGCCACCTTAATACCTGTTGTGGTGATGTTCCAGTAATTTTTGCCAACTCTCTACTATTAACTGACCGCATTGCTTGCGCTCTTTTAAGGCAATCGCCTGCATGTATTAATTTCATCTTCTATTATCCTATGCTATATTAATTGAGTGGGTTCCCCCGACTCACAACCTCCTATGGTTTGCCCCCCGCGAGGGGGGCTTTTTTACCCTAGAATGGTATTTCATCATCAAATGCAGATTCCTCTGCCGCTGTATTGCCTTGAGCCGCTGACCCTGCGGGTGAACCTGAATCGGTATAGAACACTTTGACATTGCCTAAGATTGGCGTCTGAACTTTGGCCTCACGCTCGTCTTTGCTCAACGTCTGGCTGATAAAGCCATTATTCTCATACTGATCGGCTACAGCAGTATCAACGAAGGTAGTCAGGTCAAGATATGTTCCTTTCTCCCCCTTATACAGTCTAGACTTATCAATCTTGGTTACATCAATACGAACACTTAATCCTACTTTCATTTTAACTTCTCCAGTTGGTTTTCTATCTCATTTGCGGCTTTGGTTACTTCTTCAGCCATTTTTTCAATATATTGATCATCACGATCAACTCGAACTAAAACGTGGGGCATCTCAGGGTGATACGCGAAAAAATCCCACCAATCCCGATTAGTTATCCACATACATCCTTGTATTTGTTGCCAGTACTTCTTTACGCCAACTTCTGGGTCACGCAAATAGCTAACCATTGTTGTGGGCGCAGGGCATTTTATTTCTATGCCGCCTTGATTGGTTATCAGGCCATCAGGCGAACAGCCCCAACGCCAACCCGTATCGAGTATGAATCCAGTTTCAAGAACATCATTGCCACTAACATACTCGTATGCTTCCCTAGCTTCTGGCTCAAGTTCTGTGCCTCGTTGCATCCATTCATTGATGTAGATAGGCTCAGATTTTCCTGTAAGACGTTCTGCTATCAACTGGTTGATATACCCTTCGGCTGAACTAGACGGCTTCCCTGTCCTCGTTATAAGCCGCCCAAAGTTACTTGCGGAAGGTTTACCACGCCTAGCGGCAAACCACTCCTCAGTGCCTTGTTCGTGATCTAAAATTATCACTCTCTACCTCCTTTGCAATTCTTTCATGAAATTTCTTGAAATATTCCGCAGTTGGCGTATACGCTTGGACTAAAATAGCGCAATCAACACATGACGATTCCAAAATATATGCACAGTCCGGATCGTCAGATGATCTTTGATAGGCTCCCAATGCGTCATCACACATCGGGCATATCAGGCTGACAATTTTCTTGTTCACCCTTCACTCCTTCGCTTAGTTCGCAGGGCATGCATAGCCCGGTCAAACTGAGAAGCGAGTAATTGGCTTGGATTTTCGCATTTGAAGTGCTTACAAAATGCGGCAACATCAGCATCACGTTCATGAATCATTGCCTTCAGTTCTTTGGCCTGATCCTCAGTGATTATCGCATTAGCAACTACAGGGTTGATATCTTCCCCCGCATATATGTAATGCCCTAACCCAAACATTGCGAAGCACTTAACCAAGCAACGCATCTTGCTAGAATTGATAGCAAACGCATCAGGGTTAGGTATTGCTTTATTTCGGTGATCCATAACAGGCAACCACATATGCCGCATCATCACCTGATCCTGTTCACTGCCCGTATGAATGTGAACTGTGCAGTTAATCTCCACAGTATTGGTATCTTCACATTTATGAACTTCAAAAGAATAGTGCAGATCAGGATAATGCTCCATCATAGTGCCGTAAGCCCAAGCCCACGACAGGTATGATAAGTTGCCTTTTTTCTCAATATGCTGAGATACATCAATAGCAGATAAAGTCTGCCAAACTTGTTTAGATAAGCTCATTTAAACCTCCTACAGTCAATTCGCTTTTTGCAGTTTCACACTGCTCTGTTGCATACTGGTCAGCGTAACCCCAGTAATACTCTTGCTCTTGATCATCCCTGACATCATGCCCATGAAGGCAGTCATATTCACCGCGCTCATAGGCAGTAAGATTTTCAAAATTAATCATTGGCTTCTGCTCCATAAAAAATGTCCATACAGTGATGCTCCCATATTTCACCCCAGTTGATTCCATCAAAGTCTAGGAAATCACGAAGCATCAAGGAGCAAAGCTTCACTTCTTCTTGGATGCAATCCATAACCATGTTTTCTAGCATTTCTGCTGTAGTCGCGGCATCTTCTTCTAACTCTTGACGGATATAATCACCGAACCACAGGTTGATAAGCCAAGTATTGCGATTTGTCCAACCATTGTAATCTTTCATATTTACTGCCTCGTTTTATTGAATGAAGTGTCACTATGCCTGATATTAACATAAAAGTAAACCCTTTCGTTAATATTAATCCAAAAAAAAGCCCCCGAAGGGGCAAAGGATTGCAGGGGAGATTTGTTAGATGGTAGTGCCCAGTTCGAATTTACTGGTTCTTCCCCAGTGGTTTGTATATTCAAACATCCACTTACCATCGGTGAACTGTAAAAGACAGGGTGATTCCCATTCTTCACATACCACCTTGTCATCATCCTGTACTGACCAATCTAAAATATATTCTGCCCAGTAGTCATCGCGCTGAGTGATGGTTTCATCAAGGGTAGGAATACCGTTCTCTAGGATTCTTTTAACACAGGCATCAGATAAGTTTTCTAAAACGTATGTATTACCGCCTTTGAACTTCCAGTATTGCGGACATTCGCCATCACCCAACCAAGTGTGCGCCCCGTAGTTTTCTTGCAACTGAGTATTGATTACTAATTTAGCCATTTTGATTTCCCCTTTGTTGCCCCCTTTCGGGGGCGATTAGATTATTTGATTAAGTTAAGGTTGATGGTTTTGGTGGCG